TCACCATATATAAACGTTAGTCCACCAGGACCAGCCGATCTTCCTTTGTATCTTTTATTTTCTTCTATTAATTCTTTAGGCATCTTTAAAAATATAACCCAAGATAACGTACCACCATGATCGTGCGGTGGATTAAAGTCTCCTGGCCCTTGAAAATTTGCCCACAAAGAGTCTATTAAATATTGTTGCTTAAACGTTTCTCTCGTAGCCCCTACCTCTGGCGCCCACTTAAGCTGCGCATCTGCATACATTTCAAAGATGGTATGAAAGAACGGTTGAAACATATCTATGTCTCTAAAACCTACTTCCTTGGTAATGACACCAGCTAAATTCTTTTCATAGTCTTTGTTACTAGCATAAGCCTCTTCTAAAAACTTCTTACGCATATCATCGGGTATCTTAAACTTAACCAACAAAGGTCCCCATCTAAACATTTGATAATCTAAACGTATTTTTTCAGTCATTTTTTGTCCTCATCATTGTTTCTAAATTTTGATTATATTCTGATAGTCTATCTATATCTTGTTTTAGTATTTCTCTGTCTCTTTCTAGCTCCTCGATCCTTGTTTTAGCTGCTCTCATCTCCGGCGAGTTCATTCCTATTCCTTTAACAATAGAAAGTTCACCCTCTAGTTCCCCGATCCTTGTCTTTTGTTTCTTAATGATTTCCTCCAGATCGTGTAATTCTTTATCATTCATCTTTTTTTTTCGTTAAAATTTTTATGGCATTTATCGGATTAGGTTTTTCTTCCATACCACCATAGATACCAGCTCCAACATTAATTATATCAGTGCTACTGCAATGACTTAAGCAAAGGGTGAGAATCAAAATACTCATCAAACTCTTTATCATGTACTTCTCCTTCTGAGTTACAAAGATCACAGTTCGCAACTATAGGAACACGACCTTCTTCTATTGTGCATTGTAGAAAACCATTGCCTTTACACTTAGGACAGATCTTATCTTTCATTAGTTATCCTTTTTATCTTCTTCTTTCTTTTTACCATTTTCAAGAGGTTTTAATCCTACGATAAGTGCTATTAATGTAAACACTTCTTCATAAGGTCTTCCCTTTAAATAATTTAAAAGTTTTTGTCTATCTTCTTGTGATATTTTAAACATTATTTACTCTCCTTTACTTTACCATTTAACTTTTCTACTTTTTCATTTACTAAAATATTTATAGTTTGACTTCGGCTCATAACGGTATTTGGCTGTATGATGCGTCTTAACCTATCTATCTTGGTATATGTGTCTTTAGACAAAGATACATTTTTGTATTTGCTTATGTCTGTCATATATTATATCCTACCTTTCATAGTTAACACACAATATAGGATATTATCTCAATAAGTCAACATGAAAATATTATTAATTTTATACATGTGCTCATATACAGCTGGATCTTGTTTACCTGGGCACCAATGGCCTAATAAATTTGATGATATGTATGATTGTATGCAAGCAGGGTATAAAGAATCTATTAAAAAAATAGGAGAAGTTGGTAGAAAAGATGTTAATGAACATAAAATTTTCATAAGATTTGCTTGTGTTGAAGAACAAAACGCTGATATTTAATGGCACATACACCCAACCATACTACCACTTCCATCATTCATAATATGCAAGTTTAAGGTATCAGCATAACCAGTTAATTTTAATCTTAATATATCACAAAGATCAGAGCAAGTTAAGCCAACTGGATCTAGTAATTTTATACCTTCCATTATTTCTTTTGTAACAGGTATTAATTGGTATAACCCGTCGTTCAGTATTATTAGATCCATTTGCAAACTCCTTTATTAATTTATACCATAGTTCTTTGTAATACGTATTTTTAGTTCTGTTCCAATTATTTGCTGCTTCGTTTATTTTTTCTATTTGTTTCTCCATTAGATGTTCCTTGCGAAATTATACGCTTTATACTATGTGCTTTTAAGTCTACCTCAACGCCATATGGTCGCCATGCTTTTTTTATTAAATTTAATTCTAATAAAAAGCTAGACCATTGGCCTTGAGATATACCTTTTACGTTAAGCGTTACTGTTTTCATTTTCTTCAGCTTTAAGTTTTTCTAATTTATCTTTCAATTCAAACTCTCTTTTTATAAGATAAACCTTCATGTCCGATATTTCTATTAACTTGCTGTAAATGTTTCCCATTTCAACTGCTTTGTCTATTTTATCCATTAGTTTAACTGCGCTTCCTCTCTATCCATTTTAGCATGAATATATCTATGGTTTGCTTCCTCTTCTAAAGCAGTTTGAAAAGTATCTTTTACCTTTTCAGTAGTACCATAATAATTAGCCATATTGGTTGCAATATGTTTTACTATTTGTGAAGATAAAGCATGAATACTACATCCTAAACCCATTGTTCCAAGTTCTTTAGACGCTTTATTCATTAGTTTATCAAACTTACTCATGTGTCTATCAAGAAAATCAATTAATATTTGATCCTTGATTTTTTTAGTTTGTTTCTTTGTTAGTTTTTTCATTGTTTCCTTCTTTCTATTTGTTTATGGGCAGTTATTATAAGGTTCATACCCAGGAACCAAATCAGTATAGGATATTATATCATCCCTGTCAACGCCTATATTTACCCATTCTTTTTTCGTGTTTATTAGGGCTTTTTTTATGCCTACCAGGTCTTTTCCTAGGCTTTTGTTTTTTGTAATTATTTACTCCAAATAGTGGTTTCTTTTTTCCCATTTTTTAATGTCATTGTTGGAATGTATTTTATTACGCCATTTACTTTTTGTTCTAAATCAGTACCACAAGTCATACATCTGTAAAATTCTTGTGTTAAAGATACTAATAAAGTGTCTTCTGCACAAGTAGGACAAGTGCCATTTATTATTTCTGGTTTAAATTTAATTTTACTTTTAAAAAAATTATTCGACAACTTGTCCACCTTTCCATTTCATTTCTGGTAAACCTTCAGTGTATTTTTTTCCGTCGAAAGTAAGAACTTGTTTTCTATTTGAATCTGATTCGTGATAAGATATGTGAACCCACCCCCCTGCAGGATCTTCAGGATTATAGTACTCCATGATGAGCTGGTCAAAATCGACGTTATTTTGTAGCCAGTAAGCTGTCTGAATATTTGGCACGCCAAAAATTTCTAGGTCAACCGCCTGGCCCAGCGCGTGCTGCGATGTCTTTTTGCTGCCGATAGCTTCACACAATGCTTCTGACCTGTAGCCCGAGGTAATCGTAACGGGCTTGTCAAAATGTGCCCGTAGCGGTTCAAGAACTTTCCAACATAGATCACCTAAAGCTTTAATCTCACCTGATCCTGGTGTGTTGTCTATGCCCTTACGTTGAGCAGTCATCGAAGCGGTCATCTCTCTTAAACTGAAGTGTTTGCTAAGTTTCATATCCCTCTCCTATTTTAATATCAATTTAACAATGGACTTTTCACCCATATATATCTCTGTCTCAGCCAATGACTTAATGCATTGATACTGCACGTGACTTTTAGATTCACGTTCGGCTACTCTTTTACCCTTCAGGCAGGTTGACATGTTGGGTTGTATTCTGTGTTCCTTGATTTCCTGGTTGACTATCATCAACAGAGCTATTACAATTTCTTCCATTTTTTCAGTTACTCCCGTTTCCGTTTTTATAATGTATTTCTCTATTAGAGTCCTTAAGCTCTTCAATATCTTCTAGAGCTTTCTCTAATTGTTTTGTTAAAAATTCTATATTAACTTTATTATGCATTCCAGACTCTTGTTGTATCTGTAATTTTTCTACTTGCTTATACAATTCTTCGATAAGCATAAATTGTTCTGAGTCCGCCGGAAGACTTCCTAAAGTACCCCGAGGCCACCCTATTCTAAATGCTGTGTTCTCTACTAAATCTTTTTGCATTAGCTCTACTTGAGTTGAAAGTCTGTTTTGTGTTTCAATAATACCGAAATAAGCCCAGGTGCCGATCGCGACCATACAGATCAACGAGGCAACCGTTTTCATCGGCATTTGTACAGCTGCTTCTTCTGAAATTTTAAGTGCCATTAGTTACAGTTCATTTTATCTAGGTCAACTGGTTTATCTTTATAAAACCAGAGCCAAGATGAAACTTTTGTTCCTTCTTGCGTGTATGTGCATTTAGGTCCTATTGCACACGAACTTAAAGCGAATAACGCTATTATAAACAGTATTTTTTTCATATTATTGTGATAGTGGGTTGGACGTAGATACCTTAATTTCTTCTATTTGTATTTTAAGTAATTCTATTTCTTTTTCGTTTACTAATATTTTAGTGTGACCATGTTCAGTCCCTAATGCTTCTACTTTTTCTTCTAATACTGCTATTTGTGCAGAATAATCTGTAGATGATCTACCTTCTATTTCAGATAATTTAGTTGTGATTTCCCCATATTTAATGAAGCCTCCACCTATGGCAACGATTGCTGCCACTAAAGCTGCTATTCCTGCGAGTTGATCTTTAAGATTTTTCATTCGTACAATTTTTTCTTTTCTCTTGTAGGCTTTGGAGTTAAATCTCTTCGTTTTTTTTTCGGCTTCAAAAGCGTTTCCTGCTCTCTTAAAACACCTATTTTTTCTTTTTTCTTACTTCTCTCACGGTATATTGGTTTAACCGGCCTCTCTTTTGGCCTCTCTTTTAGTGGATCAAACAAAATTTTACTTTTTCCTCTTATTGATATATCACCCATTTTTTAATGCCTCCAGTTCCATTAAAAGCCTTTGTTTCTTAATATTTATTTCATTAAGTTTCTTAGCTTTAATATCTATCTTATCATTTTGGATATAACTTGCAAGATTAGTGTTTGGATATATTTGCCTGTTATCAAAGATATTTAATTGATCTAAATATATGTTTTTTGGTGCATAAAATGCTGTATTTGCGTAAGCATTTAATGATGCTTGTTCACTTGTCATAGCCTCCATTTTTATGATATTCTTTACGGCTAAATTTTTAGAAATATCTTTAATATCTTTGTCAACCTTATCCATTATTCTATCAAGATTTTTGACGATAGCTTTTTTCTGTTGTATCTTTTTTTGTTCGGTAAGCTTCTTAGCCTGAATAGTGGACTTTTTAGGAGTCTCGCTATTAGATTTCTCTTCTTTAATTTCTTCTTTTTCTTCTTCATTAGTTGCTTTTACCATTTCAGTAGGCTCTTCTTCAATGGCTTCTTCTTTAGCCATTTCAGTTTTTTCTTCTTCCATTACTTCTTCTTCAACCATTTCTTCAGGCTCTTCTTCAACCATTTCTTCCTCTTCCATCATTTCTTCTTGTGGAAAAGAATGTGCCATTTCTTTTGGCTCTTCCATCATTTCTTCTTTAAACTCTTCCTCGGTTGGTTCCATTCGTATGGATCCAGTTTCTGTAATCTCCTCTTCTGTAAATGTCTCCTCTTCTTGAGGAACCATCGGTAAGAAGCTTGCGATGATCTCTTCTGTTTCTTCATATATTTCCTCCTCTTGTGGTAACATCATTGAAAAGAAAGATGTGCTTATTTCCTCCTCCATAGGCATTTCTTCCATTTCCATGATCATTTCTTCTTCCATAATCTCTTCCATAGGCATTTCTTCCATAACAATTAACATTGGTTCAAATGTCATTTCTTCAAACTCTTCTTCCATAACTTCTTCCATAGGTGGTGCTATAAGTGTAAACTCTTCAAACATTTCTTCTATATATTCAAATGTAAACTCTTCAAATATTTCTTCTTGTAACTCTTCAAATATATCTTCTATCTCTTCTATAATTTCATTTGCTATGACTGTATTGTCATAAGTCATAGTTAGCTTAGCACCTAACAAATTAGGTCCCCCTAAATCTACTGGAGTAGAGTCACCATCTATTCCTGTCCAAGTCCAATCAAATTGATTTGATCCTGTGCCATTGTATATAACTTGATCTGTATATTTGTTTGCGTTACTGTAGTAACCTGAATCTGTATTTCTTATTTGGTCTACTTCAGACAACACATTGCCATCAGAATCTAATATCTTAACTGTTGTTTTAAATGTATCTCTACCTGATTGAGCCTGGCCGCATTGGTGTGATGATCCAGACCATTCACAGTTTTGTACGACTGTTGTAGAATCTAGTGTAACACCATTATCTAACATAGCCTGGGTGCTAGTTTCATCTCCAGTTGTAACATTAATTAAGTCACCAGTATAATTTAAAGTACCGGTCCCTGATGATGTACTGCCTACCTCTACTTCTTGATAGTTCCAATTTGAATTTGTGCATGTAGTATTAACAGATGTAAATGATGAACAGCTTGACTGTACATTTGGTATTGTGTTGTCTACTGATTGTAAATTAGAGGCAGAACCAGTGCCGTTTGGTAATAGATTACCGGTTGTTATTTCTTCAGCTTGAACGATAGTAAGTGTTAATAAAAAAATTATTAGCCATTTCATTTTTTTCTTTTCTTCTTAGATTTAAAAAAAGAATCTATCCACTCATTAAATTTATCTAATATATCACAAAATTTTAATATATATTTATCTATCATTTTTTTCTCATATAATGTTTTGAAGGTTCATAATCCCATTTTTTACCGTGATGACCACGAATATCTGCATACCACATTCTTAATTTAACTATCCATTTTCGAACTGGCTTAGGCATTATTTAGGTGACTCCCAATTTATATTTTTCTTTTTTTCTTCAATTTTTTTATTTACTTCTTCATTAAATTTTGTGTCTAAATCTACTTTTTCATATTCTTTTGTCATTTTAGCTTCTTCTTTAAGTCTTTCTTTTTCTTCAAGAGCTATTTTTTTAGCTATTTCTTTTTCTTTTTTTTCTCGTTGCTTCATACGTTTTACATATATATCGTAATCTGGTCTTTCGTGATCGTATTTAGACCACAATGCTTTAGCTTCTTTACCTATTTTACCATCAATTGGACAAGGCGTACCAGCTTGAATCATTGATTCAAACACACGTTCATCTTGGCAGAGAATAGCTACAGCTGCAACTTTCATACCAAAGTCATTAAGTATTCTAGCTAATTTTAATCGTTCACAATTTTTATCAATAAAATGTTTTCCGCCACTAATTCCTAGTCCAAATGTTTGTACACCTAATGATCCACCTACTGCACAAACGTCTTGTGTCATAGAATTATATGAGGGAGCTCCTGCTGTTGGTGGTGAAGATCTTATGTCTGAGTTTGTAGTATTATTAGTTGTGGTTGTAGATTCTGATCCGGATTGATATGTAGTTGTAGCAGTAGATGTGTATCCACCTTCGATTGCGGTGTTACTTCCTGAAGTGTTCGTTTGTGTAGATCCAGAATGAGCTGGTTTAATGAGTGTTAATAAACAAATTAAAATAATTAATATGCCTGTAAAATAATAATTCATTTTGTCCTTTATCATTTATCGTACTCAACCTCGTTTTCCCATGTTTTATCAACATCTTGTTTATTGCATTGACAATCATTACATTCACAAACACTAACATCATCTCCATGTAAATTATTTTGACAATGGCAATCGTGTTTACAGTTTTGACATTTACTCATCTTTTTTCTGCCAACTAAAAAGCCACTCTATAAATCTTTTCCATCTTCTTCTAACTGGTCTTATAATCCATTTTTTAATCATTTTTTTTCTCCTCAATTTCATAAAAGAAATTGTCAGTGTCTTCTGTTTTCCATTTACCTGTATCTTCTACATTCCACTCAGAAGTTTGTACCTTCCAATCAGGAATTTCATCCTTCACAGTAAATGAAGGTATGTCCCATATTATTCTATTGTTTGGCTGAGCCGCATAATTGCCGTCATTTAACGCCATTATGTGTGCGCACTTATGTTCGTGCGGTATTTCTGAATGATCAGTGTCTATTATATTACTCTCTGGATGTGCAAAGTCAACCGTGAATAAATAAGATCCGTGATGCCATTTCTTATCTTTTCCTATATACTTACCAGCTTGTCCGTCTAGAATATCAAAACTAGTAACACTAGGGTAATAAGAAAAACAATTCCACAATTCCAATTCATCAAGTCTCTTGGTCGGAACAGCTTTCGGTTGAAAACCACGTTGAATAAAAGCCGATATGGGGAGACGATAAAAGACAGCACCGTTTTCCATGATGGCATGGAAAAGGATTGGCCTTCCTGTGATTGAGGCAATACCGAAGATAATACAGTCTTCAACTTCGCCATAATGTTTTTTAAGATCATATAGATACTCCCTTCTTATTTGCGCGTATTGTACAGGAATATTTGCATTTAAGTAAGCCATAATTTTATATTATCATCAAAATTATTGTAGTCTATTGTAATTTCGTCACCTATTTTTATATCTTTTAATGCATAACCCTGTTCATCTACAGCTGGATTATCGCTGTGGTTTAGATATTTTTCATTATCAATTCCTAAACAATATTCATTTTCGTCTTCTTCATGAGCATGTGTCTGTATAAAATTAGCTAATGCTAAAGGCATTCTAGGTAAATTTGTTTTATTAAATCTTATTTCAAACTCAGGTCTTACTTCTTTTATTTTTTTACCTTTTTTAATATTTTCTTTAGAAAATACACCAACACCTTGTATAGAACTTTTATCTAAATAAGTATCTATTAAAAACATTATCCATTTATTTCTCCCCAGTTGTCTCCTGATTCATAGTCAACTTTGTTAGGGATTTTTAATTTAACAGCATTCTCCATAATCTCAATAATTTTTTTAGCCTGCGACTCTGACTCTACAGAAATATCGAGTTCATCATGTATTTGTATGTGTGGCACAATACCTTCTCGATATAAGTCTAACATAGATTGTTTGGTCATATCTGCTGCTGAACCTTGTATTAATTTATTTAAGGCTTTATATGTAAAAGCCCTTCTTATATTTGCTTTTGTAGCTTTAGGATATTTTTCAAAATATGCTGCTTCTGCTTCTGCTTTACTCATAGGTGGAGTAAATTTGCCGTTGTTCCATTCTGCTATCTCCCACTTATTGAATCTACATTTTCTACCCCCAAATGTTTTAATGTAGCCAAATGCAGAACCGTCTCTTGATATTGCATCCATTAAATCTTTTACAAATGGCACACTGTCATGATACTTATTAAATAGTTTTGTAGCCTCATCTTTTGTAGATAAACCTAATTCTGCTTGTAGCTTTGCTTTACCCATACCATAAAATAAACCAAGATTAATTGTTTTAGCTTGTGTTCTAGATATGTTAGCCATATCGGCAACAATTTGGTGAAAGTCTACAGCATTGTTTTGAAACCGTTCTACTATCTCTGTAACTTCTTCGTCACCTTTAAATTTTGTAGCCGCATAATGTACAACTAAACGTGGTTCTTGTTGTGAGTAATCAAAACAACCCCACTTGTGATTGTCTTCTGGTATAAATAATGATCGTATCATTGGCCCCAGTTGCTTATTTCTAGCTGGAATTTGCTGAAGGTTTGGATTAGAGTAGCTAAATCTTCCTGTTACTGTGCCCCCACTATCTCCTCTTATAGGATTAATGTCTGCGTGTATTCTACCTTTGTATTGGTATTTAATAATCGTATCAATAAATGTAGTATGTGCCTTGTTAATTTCTCTAGCTTTTGCTATTCTTTGCACAATAGGATTTTTATGTTCTTGAAGAAAATTTTTAGTAAAGGAAGGTGCTTTTGATTTTGCAGTTCTTTCGTAAGGTAAATTTAATTTATCAAAAACTGTGGCAATGCTTCTTGCTGCCCATATTTGAGGCTCTATTCCTGTTTCTTTTTTTACTTCTAGGAGTAAGTTTTCTTCTTGTGATGCTAACTGTTTCTTTAATTTATGAGCAGCTTCAACGTCTACGCGTACTCCCTTAAACTTCATATCAATTAAACATGGAAATAATTGTGTTTCAAGGTCAAATACTTTTGTAAGATCTTGTGTTCTAATTTCTGTTGATAGTTTTTTAAATAAAGTTAAAGTTAGTTCTGCATCTTTCTCAGCATATGATCCTACATACATCGCAGGTAATCTCCACATTTCAGATTTTGCATCAATACCAGCTTTATCAGCAGCGGCTCTTAATGCTGTTTCATCTTTAATCTGTCCAAGATAATCCATGGACAAACTATTAAGTGAATACCATAATCTATTTTCATCAACTAATGATGCCATGACCATTGTGTCAACAATATGGCCATTTATTTGAACTCCATATGCTCTTAACCAACATACATCATACATTGCATTATGAAATAATTTAACACAAGGTAAAGCACATACATCTTTTATCCATCGCATGACTGCAGATTCATCAAAAAAATTTCCTTCTTTGTGTCCAAAAGAATAATAACCCGACCAACCTTCGACCGCTACGGCTATTCCTACAATTTCACCTTCATTAACTAATGCACCAGATCCTTTAGATTTTAAACCTGGATCTCTTGTTTCCAAATCAATTGCTATGTATTTATGATCTTTAAGGTCAGGAAAAGATTCAGGGCTTATCCATTCAGTTTGTGCTTCAAACATTAACTATAATCTCTTTCTAATATCATCTCTAAATAGTGTATTGCCTTTTTTATATCGTCCGCTTTACCCTTACTTTGATGTCTACAAATATACTTTATAGCGTTGCCTTCTGCAAAAAGCAACTTGTTTTCGTTAATAAATTCAGCAGGTTGAATCTTCATATTTTTATAATGTTTTCCTCCTACTTGTTTTTCTAACGAATCATACGTTATTCCTTTAAACATATCTTTGTCTGTCATACTATTGGTCCTCCTATTGTGTAATAATAATCTGATGTTGGTTGCATTATGTATAAATTTTCTTTTGCCCTTGTTGTGCCTACATAAAACAATCTATGTTCTGCATTTTGATTTTCATAAGCACTACGATAAATAAATTCATCTTGACCCTCAACACCATAGTCTGTAAATAAACACACGTTATCGCACTCCTTACCTTTTGATCCATGCAAAGTTAATAATTTTATTTTTGATTTTTCCATTAATGTATCTCCTCTCTCTAGTAATGTTTGCATATATTCTTTCGTATCTTCTGGAAAATGTAATTGTTTCCAGTCACCGTCTATTAGTAAACCGTGTTCACTTTTTAATTTTTCTAAATCAACACTTGTTTCACGTTGTATGGTTTTACCATTAGAATAACCTCTACGTACGTGTCCTTTTTTTACTAATAAATAATCATAAAGTCTTTCAGCTTCTTCAGGAGAAATTGAAGCACCTTGATTTAATCTTGTCCAAACTTGATAAGCTTCTAATATAGAGTTAGGTAAGTATTTATTTGTTTTACCCATAAATCTAACACCTAAAAAATAAAAATGTTCTGATATATTTTCTAATAATTTATTTGTTCTAGCTAATATCATCCAATTACCTTTAGAAAAATTTATTTCATCTAAAGTGTGATTGGGATAAACCATTCCTTCTGCGTCTCTTGGTGTCCATTTCTTATCTATTCTACTTGTAAGTTGATTTAATATTTTCATTGCTTCTTTATGAATAGCTCTTGGTACTCTTCGAGATATTTCTTGGTCATCCCTTTCACCTTCTTGTTCCATAAAATAATTTGGATCAGCTCCTTGAAACCCATAAATAGTTTGATCATCATCACCAGCCATGTAAGCTCTTTTACATTTTGATTTTATGTAATCAAAACATTTCCATTGATGGGGACTTAGATCTTGGGCTTCATCGAGGAAGACAGCATCGAGTGGAGGACACCGATCTTCCTCGACAAACTTGTTAATCATGTCATAGAATTCAACCATATTAGTTCCTTCTTTGAATGATTTTAAATCTGTTTGTAGTTGTATTGTAGAATCTACATCTATGTCGTGATGTTTTTGTAATTCAACAGCAGCATCTTCTATAGAAATTAATTTAGATCTTGAGTATTGTATTATTTGTAAATGTGTGTTTTGATATCTTGGATTGCCCGCAGCATCTACAATAGTTTCAAAAGATATATTCAACCACTCAGGATATTCTTGTTTAAAACGATTCCATTTTTTACCAGTAAGTAGTTGAGTGTTTGCATCTATGTTAGATTCTCTCATACCCATAGCATGCATTGTAGAAATATATTTTAATTTTTTATCTGGGTATAATTCTAAAATTCTTTCTGTTGCTTCTTCTGCTGCAGCTCTACTAAACGTAATGTATACTATTTTTTCCGGGTCGGTAGTGTAGTCGTTTAATTCTTTTTTTAAATAATGATTTACTAGTCTATATGTTTTACCTGTTCCTGGTGGGCCCATTATTTTTACTACAGCCATGGTGATTTTTCTACTTTTGTTGTTCTAGGGTTTGGTCTTTCTAATTTAATTGTAGGCATTTTTAAAAGACGAACTGTCTTAACACCTATCTTTGGCAGTGTTTCTTCTGCTTCAAATAAAGATTGTAGCAATCTCATTGTCTTTTGTTTAGGATAAGTTTTTTCAGCCCACGATTTTGTCTTTAATAAAAACTTCCAAAAATCTTTAAATTTAAAATACGTAAAGCCATCAGTATCTGTAAATGCAATACCGCGCATAACATCTTTTAATTCTTTACCTGGAGTTTTATTTATATAATCTGCTAATATTTCTTTTAACTGCACATCTAGCTTAGATGATTCTGGTGCAGGTATTGTTTCTAAATTTGCAAATAATTTTATTAATAATCTACGCCACATATGTTTTGGTACAGGCATCATTGGTTTACCTATTTGATTCATACAAGCCAATGAAAATTTTTCAGGGTCGTGTAGTGTTGCATCATCAACCTCAACACTTTCACCATCTATAGATGCAAAATATATTGGTGGGTCAGAATCATATTTTCTTATCTCACTTATTTCTGGTGCCGGTGCATTGTCTCCTACACCAAATTCTTTTAATGCACATTTTTTAGCATCACAAAAACTATGTATGGGTTCATCTTTACATTTATAATTATAATCTTTACTATCTAGAGAACCTATTAATGTATTAATTTCAGTTGCATCTAAAGGTGGAGCCATAAATTGTTTGTTGTATGTAAACATATGACTCTGCCATTCTTCTTTGTCTGGATATCTCTTTTTAAGATACACACCAACATTATACATACAATTATTTCTTTGACCATCCGGCACGCCATCACTTAATAATGTAACTAAACAAGGAGGCATACCTTTAAATAAATCTGTTTTTTCTTTCTCACTTTCTATTTTTAATTCATTTAACTGTTCTAAAGTTAATGATACTTTTTCATGCAAATCAAAAAATTCTTCAAGTTTTAAAACATTACCTTCTGATCCATATGCATATCTAACTGTTCTTTCATTTGCATGATAAGGAAGATTTAAAAAACTACCAGTATCTCCTCTATCAACTCTTATATAATCTTGTTTAGGAAATATCTCTGCACCAGAAAAACCCATTGCAGATGCAATAAGTTTTAATTTTACTCTCATAACAGTTGCAGGAACAAAATCTTTTGTAAATAAAAATGCATGTGCGCCACCTGATTTTGATCGGCATACAATCATAGGTATATTTTTTTGTTTTAACTTTTGTATAAATTTTTTGTGATCAAATGGATAGGTGTCAATATCTATACACCCCCATTTGCATTTGTTTTCTTTTGTGATTGGTACTATTCCTAAAGCTGGATCTTTACCCTTTAAATGATCTTCCCATAATTTTTTAGTAACTGGATTGGATATTGTAAAAGATTTAGTTTTATGTTTACCTTTTTCACTAAACTGATCTGTTTTTACAGTTTGGCCGTAAGCACTATCTAAGCCTTCAAATATACTTATAAATTTTTTTAATTCTATCATTTCCACTCTGTAACGTAGGCGGCCTCCGTCTCCATCGGCCGCCTACTATTCACACTATTTGCTAGCTAAACTAGTGTAAAATTTCTTAGCACGTTCATATAAGGATTCATTTTTAACTGGACCCTCTTTAACGACATTATAACCATACCATTGGTTACCTTTGCCAGAATTTAACACAGTTTCCCCTTCCC